ATTTGTTAGTTGATCCGTTTTTGGATGATGTGCCGTTGGAGTGTAGGTTAGATGATGTTGAGGTTTGCGAATCTTGTCAATGAGGGGGCGTTTTGTCGATAGAGGATGTTGCAGATAAGGCTGATGTTTGGTCGGAAGCTATCAAGAAGATCATTAAGGCAATTACGGCTGCTGTTGTTGCTCTTGTTGCTGGTGTTAGCGGTCTTATGATGTTGTGGCCTGATTCTGAACCTGAGCCTGTTCGGATCGAAACAGAGTATGTGGGCGGTGGTTCTTCGTTTGGGCCTCAGTGCTCTCAGTTGATGTCAACAATCGAGCACACTTGGACAGAACAACAATGGTCTGTTTGGGAGCAGTTGCGTAAGAGTATGGGTTGTTAACGTAGCGGTGGTCCGTTGAACCATATGACTCCGCTGTATCTTTCTCCTGATGTTACGGGGGTTACTTGGTGTTCTATGAAACTTGGGAATACAACTAGGGAGCCTCGAGGAGCGTCGTTAAAGATATGCAGTTGGTCGTAGCATCGGAGTTGGAGTTCTCCTCCTTGGTATTCGTTGGGGTGGGAGAAGTTGACTGTCGCGGAGAGTTTTCTGACTGTGCCTTGGAATTCGGGGTACGGTGTTACGTTTAACGGAATTGGGTTGGGTGCCTGGGCGACTAGCTTTCGGGCAGCGTGTTGGTCACAGTGTCCGTCAACGTGCCAGTCATAGAATTCGTCGGTTTGGTATCTGGTGTATTGGAGTGCTTCTGCCTTTTCTAGGTCATATTGCCAGCCTGCTTCTTTGTTGGCTTGTCGTATCCAAGCGCCGATTAAAGTGTTTGGTGATTCATCGAAAATCCAAGAAACTTGGGATCTCCGATGATCTTTTTCCGTTCCGAAGTGAATTCCTTCGACTACAGTTTTTTCGGCAGCCAAGTGTTGAATCTCGTCGCACTGCTGTGGGGTTAGCGCCTCTGGGATATACCAGTAATGGTTGGTGAGCATGGGTACAAGATTAGCCGAGTTAAGACAAGAAGCTGAATGGCGGAAGTGTCAACGGGATGAACAACATTTTTTACAGAATTACTGGCACATTGCTCACCCTGCTCACGGTCGTATTCTTTTTTCTTTACGTCAGGCTCAGAAAGAAGCTATCGAGCACTGGGGCTCTAATAGATATTCGCTTACGTTAAAAGCGAGACAAATTGGGTGGAGCACTTTGGTGGCTGCTCACCAGTTCTGGCTGGCGTTTTTTCATTCTGATCAGAACATTATTGATCTCTCTCGAACTGAGCGGGAAGCCGTATTGTTACTTAGGAAAAGTAGGTACGGGTTTCAGCATTTACCGAAATGGATGGTTGAGCGTGGACCTAAGTCTTTGGTTGAGCATCAGCAACGGATGGGATTCGACAACGGAAGCCAGATTACGTCGATGCCTTCTGCTTCAGATCCTGCCCGTGGTGAATCGGCGACACTTATTGTGGTTGATGAGTGGGCATTCTTACCGAACCCAGAGGAGTCCTGGGCGTCTATAGAACCCGTGGCCGACGTAGGAGGGCGGATCATTGGGTTAAGTACAGCTAATGGTTCGGGAAACTTTTTTCATCATCTGTGGGTTGGGGCTTCTACTGGTTCAAACAAGTTTGAGCCCATGTTCTATCCGTGGTCTGCTACTGAGGACAGAGGTGATTCCTGGTACCAAGAAAAAATTGAGTCAATGCTGCCGTGGCAGCTCGCACAGGAATATCCGACAACTCCTGAAGAAGCGTTCGTCAAATCAGGAAACCCTGTGTTTGATTTAGATATCCTTGAAGAAATGGCAAAGCATGTGTCTTACGGAGAACAAGGCTATATGTGGCGAAGCGGTAAACAAGTTGAGTTCAGAGTATGAGCTTAGAAGTTTGGGAACGTCCACAATTAAATAGCGCTTACGTTATGGGCATTGACACAGCCGAAGGTTTAGGCCACGGCGATTACAGCGTCATTCAAGTTATTAATGTGGGGACAGGAAATCAGGCAGCGATATGGCATGGACATATAGCGCCTGATCTGTTGGCAGAAGAAGTTTATTCATTAGGTTTATGGTTCAACTCTGCTTTGTCTTGCGTCGAGTCCAACAACCACGGGTTGACGACTATCACTGAGCTGAGACACCTCGGATATCCAACGCTTTTTAGAAAACGTCAGTTAAATAACGTAAACAACAGAATCAGCCAAGAATATGGTTGGAAGACAACCAGGACTTCGAAACCACTTTTAATAGACGACTTGGGTTCTGCAATGAGAAACCAAGAGCTAATGATCAATGACCGCCATACCGTGGCAGAACTTCGGACTTATGTAAAAAATGATCGAGGGTCTATGTCAGGTTCACCATATGATGACCGAGTTATGGCTTTAGCATTAGCTAACCAAATGCGTAAATACGCTTATGAACCAGAATATGTGACAGAAGTAAATGACTACTGGACTTGGAATTGGTTTTCTCGTCTAGCTAATGGCAATGTTCAAGAAAATTCTGAAGCTACAATTGGATCAAATACTATCCGTGGGACACGGTAAACAATCTATAGAGCATGTTCTATAAGGAAGGGCTGTAATGGCACGAAATATCGCTCATACACCTGGCGGCACTGTCGACGGGGCAAAGGGCAAAAATGGGAAAATGGAGCGTGGGTCGAGTGTTTCGGCTAATCCAATTTGGGAACCAGCAGGTTCACAGTCCCCTAAACAACGTATGGACGCTGGCAAGTACGCGAACCAAACTGGTGGTTACGGCGAAACTAGCATTCGTGAAACTCCCAAAAATCAGCATGGAACCACTGGCAAAGTAGAACCTGGCAAACAGCCTAATCTACGCGGTCACAACGCTGGTTAATCTATGGCTGTCCTCCCTGATGGGGCCAGCTTTCAAGAGTTTTGCGAATACGTTCTCGAACGTCGAGATGTTCCAATAACTGAACTTCGCGAGCTTTACGAACGTCGGCTTCGCCTAAAGTCAATTACTATTTCTACTGGCCAAGGCTTTCAATCGATGCTCCCTCATGACGAGCAAGGGCTGACGAAACGCGAGCGTGAGAATAAGGTTGTTTCTGAGTATCAGCAATCTGGTAGAAATATAGAAAAACTGCCTGAGAAAGCACAGTTCTAATATGGCTCGACGTTCCCGCCAAGAGAAACTCGAAGATTACATAGAGAAGATTGGTCAATGCCAGAATTGGCGAACCCAAGAAGGTTACGAAGACCTATGGCGACGCCTAATTGACCTTTACCGAGGAAAACATTGGCCTCAAACAACTTCTAATCAGCAAGATCTAATTGCAGTCAATCTAGCGTTTTCCACAGTTAACGTAATAGCGCCAAGCGTTGCAGTTAACTACCCGAAAATAGTTGTTCAAGCAAACGATCCAGCTAATGCCGATACGGCAAGTTTCGTTGAAGCAGTTGTTAACTATCTTTGGAAACACCATGACTTTCGGACGCCCTTCCGAAACGCTGTTAAAGACTTTCTGATCTTCGGTCATGGCTGGGTTAAAATCGGTTGGAAATTCGTAGAGCAAGAACAAACTCTTTCAGAGACTGAACGTGATCAGCTCATGAACCAAGCGGTTCTTGAGTCTGATCTATTCGCTATGGAAAACCCTGATCTAGCAGGGGACTTACTTACTGATGATGAGATTGCAGCAAACATTCCGCAAACCATCGCTCGAGTAGTAGAAGACCAGCCGTTCATCGAACGAATATCTCCATTCGACGTTTTTGTTGATCCATCTGCCACATCGGTAGACGACGCAACCTGGATAGCACAAAGAATTCTTCGACCTCTAGACGAGGCAGAGAACGACAAACGTTACAAGTCCTCTGCCCGCAAAAACCTTGCACCTAGCAGCGCTCCTGAATCGTATCCACAATACGAAAACAAAGATCAATACCTTCCTGAGCAAGTTGTTATTTGGGAATACTACGATGTAGCAGCAAATACTTTGGCTGTTTACGCAGATGGTGCAGAAGAATTTCTCGTAGACCCAACACCCATGCCTTACGCTTATGGTCAGCCGTTTGTGATGCTAAGGAACTATGACGTTCCAGATCACTTCTACCCGATAGGAGATCTCGAAAGCATTGAAAGTCTCCAGCTGGAACTAGATAAAACTCGAAGCCAGCTGATGAACGACAGAAAACGGTATGCGAGAAAATATCTCTATCACGAACGTTCTTTCGGGCCAGAAGGCCGAGAAGCTTTGGAATCTGACCAAGACGGCCGACTCGTCCCAGTTGTGGACGAGAACAGGCCGCTTCAAGAGGTTGTTGTTCCAATGCCTCAAATCCCCGTAAGTCCAGAGATATACAACTATTCGAACACAATTGAAGCAGACATAAACACAGTTTCAGGTATCTCAGAGTATGCCCGTGGCGCAATGCCTGAGATTCGCAGAACAGCAACTGAAGCATCTATTATTGCGGATGCCCAGAATGCCCGTGCTGCCGACAAACTAGCCATCGTCGAAATTTGTATTTCCAGATGTGCCCGTCGAGTCATACAACTGATGCAACAGTTTATGACAGGTTCAGAACTGGCTAGGGTAAGCACCCCAGGCGGCGACGATGTCTTCCTTGAGTACAGCCGAGAAGACATTCTCGGAGAATACGATTTTTCGGTTCAAGCTGGGTCAACTCAACCTATGAACGATACAATTCGGAAACAGCAAGCTGTAAGCTTGATGAACGCAATAGCGCCGCTTGTGGGAACGGTTATCGACCCCCAAGCGCTTGCGGTTCATGTGCTGGAGCAAGGTTTCGGAATCAAAGACCCCGAAAAATTCTTGGTACAGCAGCCAGATCCTCAAACTATGGCAGTTGAAGATCAGGTTGCCCCTCCAGCACCTGCTGGTGGAGCACCAATGCCTTCAGATCCCGCAGCAATGGACGCTTCTTTGAGCGGTGGCGGCGCATTCGCGCCCACTGGAGGAATACCTCCAGAACTACTAGCACAGCTCCAAGGGCAAATGGGAGTGGAACTCCCCTCCTTGTAGTGGGACATAGGTATATTCTTATAGGAGCAACTGTTGAAGACTCCTAGGAGGGGCAAGTGCCCGAAGAAAATGAAGTTGAAATGGAATCCACAGATATTGTGGACAATCCCGAGGCTTCCATAGAAGTTTTAGAGGAACCTGGTGATCTATATACCGTCAAAATTGACGGTGCGGAACAACAAGTCACCCTTGAAGAACTTCAAAATGGCTATCAACGTGGAGCGGACTATACCCGCAAAACGCAATTGGTAGCAGAGGAGCGTGACCGTTTAAGACAAGCTGAAGCTGTAATGACTGCCATTCAGGAAGATCCTGCAGGCACAATTCAAGCTCTTTCGAAATCATTTGGTGTGGACAATCCAATGCAAACAGAATCCGCTATAGATGACTGGGAAGATGTCGATCCAAGTGTTGCAAGAATTGCAGCATTGGAACAAAAGCTTGAGCAGCAAGAAGCAAGAGAACGGAAACAAGACCTTGAACGACAAGTAAATGTTTTACAGGAGGAATACGGAGAATTCGATACTGACGAGCTGTTAGGCCATGCGCTTAAACACAGAATCGGTAACCTCGAGGCTGCTTTTAAGCACTGGCGTTTTGATCAGACTCAAGATGCTTTGTCTAAACTACAAGCGGAACAAGAGATTACTGAGAAAAAACGTGGTGCAGCTGTAGTCACCCCTGGGGGCTCAACTCAGGTTGGAACTGAACAATCTCCTAATTCTTCTCCACCTTCAAGCATTCGTGAAGCGTTCGAACGAGCAAAACAAGAACTAAGCACTTAACCTTTTAGGAGAATGTAAATGGCTGGTAACAGCAGTTTCGATGAGATTCTGACCACCACTTTAAATAACTACGTTCCTAAGTTGACTGACAACATTTTCAGTGCTCGCCCACTTTTTTATGCTTTGACTAACGGTCAAACCATGAGAACAGTGTCTGGTGGCGCAAAGATTGTTGTTCCAATCATCTATGGAGCAAACTCGACCGCTAAATCATATGCGGGAACGGAAACTATTGACATCGCTGCCCAAACAGGCATCACAGCTGCAGAATACAGCTGGGGTCAGTACGCTTCCACTGTCACAATAAACGGTCTTGAAGAAGCCCAAAATAACGGAGAGGCTCAAATCATTGACCTCCTCGAAGGCAAAATCTTCCAGACACAAGAATCCATTATCGAGAACATGAACACCATGTTCCACGGTGACGGAACCACCAAAGCAACTGACTGGAACGGACTCGAAAACATTGTTAACGACTCCGCTCTTACAGCTAACGCTCTTGGTGGAATTGACCCGTCAGTAACAGGCAACGAGTTCTGGAAGTCGCAAGCGACCACTGGAACTGGTGCTTTGACTCTGGCGAAACTGGCGACACGCTACAACAGCGTAAGCGTCGGCAACGACCAGCCCACCATAATCATCTCTCAAGCAGATGACTATGAAAGCTATGAGGCTCTGTTAACCAGCAACATCCGCTACACCGATACGGACATGGCGGACGCAGGATTCCAGAATCTAATGTATAAAGGCGCTCCGTGGACCTTCGATGCAGCTAACACCGCTGGTGTTGTCTACATGCTGAACACGAAGTACCTGCAACTGGTACGTCACTCGGATACCTGGTTCAAGCCAACTCCGTTTGTGCGACCCAACGACAAGGATGCTGTGTACTCACAGATCCTTTGCTATGGCCAGCTGACTTGCTCAAATAGGGACCGTCAAGGTTACCTAGAGGGTGTCACCTGATAATTAGCTATACGGTGGGGGGTGGAAGCTTCCGCTTCCGCCCCCCCAATAGTTAGGAAACAGATGAGTCGCTCACTTCAAGTTGGATACAGCGGAAACGCTCGACCTTATGGACAACCAGCAAACGATGCTCAAGGATTAACCGTTGAGTATGTTGGTGGTCGCAAGGTAGCCCAAGTCCCTGCTTATGCAGGCGAAGAAGAGGTTGCAGCGTCGTCTTGTCTTGCCTTAACTAAAAGCGGAGAGGCTTGCAAAGCCAAACCGCTTACGGGAACCGATTTGTGTACCTTTCATTCTGATATGAACAAGGAGTAAGTGTGCTTATTGAGCAAATGCGCTCATACATCAGAAGCGTTGTCGAGATTGACAGTTCCGATATTGATGATGACACGCTTAATCGTTTCCTTGGAGAAGGCTACGACCAAATCGTTTACAGCGAAAAACGTTGGCCTTGGTATGAAGCCAGCACAACTTTCACTACACAAAGTGGAGTTCAAGATTATTCTTTGACAATGATTGGTGCAGCTCCTGATGTTGTCACTAATGGTTTGCGAGAGATAGCTGCCCTTCGCACTGACGACATAGTTCTTACTTTCTTAGGACGCGACGCAGCAGATGTGTCCTACCCTATTGATTCTTCTGGTAGCGGTGACGCCTACTATTGGAGCTACTGGGCTGATAGCGTTCGTTTGTACCCTAAGCCTTCTGGGGCAGAAACCATTTATGTGCGAGGATACAAAAATCCTTCAGCCTTTGGTTTTGGTACATCCGACGGTGTAGCTCCTAGCGACTTTCCAGAACCATTTCACATCTTGATTGCGAACTATGGAGTTTCCCGAGCGTACGATCAACAAGAAGATTTGGATATGGCCGCTGCCTACAAATCTTTGTTTATTACTGAGCTTGATAACCTTCGAGCCCGTCATCTTGATTCTCCTGCTCCACAACCTTTACGGCTAAATGGGCGTAGAAGTTCTCAGTGGATAGCGGAGTCTTATCTTCCAGGCCGTTTACGGTATAGCTGGGAGTAGTGAATGGCTAAGTCTGGTTACAAACTAGAAATGCTTCAAGACTTTAGCGGTGGTCTGAACTTACGTTCGGACCAATTCAACCTTTCTCCTTCCGAGAGTCCCGACATGCTAAACGTTGATGTCGATCCTCGAGGTGGAATCAAAATGCGGCTTGGCGTAAGTAAACGAAATGCGACTGCGCTGCAAGAAAAAGTTACGGGTTTAGGCCAATACACACCTGACGGGGGCACAGCACGAGTCATATGTTCATACGGAACAACTGTTGCTGAGTCTGCACCTGGAGATTTTGCAACGCTTAACGGTGTAAGTGTTGGAGATGGTGATCGGCTTTACGGCCAGACAACAAACAACAAATTTTATGGAGTCTCGGGAGTTGCTTCTTCGTTTGTTTACGACGGTACCACTGCTTCTAATCTTGCTAACAACTTAAATGGGTCAACTGGTAATTATCCAATAGCTAAATACACTTGTCATTGGAATAACTTTGCGTGGGTTGGGCATAGCACTGAAGGCGGAACGGCTTATTCGAATCGTGTTCGTTGGTCAAAGCTAGATGATCCAGAAGCTTGGCAAGAATATGATTACGTCGATGTCAACGTAGGGGAACGCGGCGACGAAATTTCGGCTTTGCTTCCTTTCTCTGACAGGCTTCTCATATTCAAAACTAATAGCGTTCACGCTTTATACGGTCACACTTCTGATTCGTTTCAGCTAGTTCCTTTGACCCAAGACGTTGGATCTGTTTCGATGTCTTCCCCTGTGTCAACGCCATACGGTGTTTTCTTTTGGTATGACCGTCAAGGAATTTGGAATTACAACGGTAGCCAATTCGTTTGGATGTTCTCAAAGCTGCAGCCAGCTATTGATGATGGGCGAATCAAATTCGATAAGCCCCCTCAGTTGGCGTGGTTCAAAAATCGTTTATATGTTTCAGTTGATTGGGATGACAGCAACGGAGTAAACGCTCCTGTGCGTCGAGTGTTGATTTTTGACCCCACAATTGGGGAACAAGGCGCTTGGACAATGACCGACATTGATGCAAATGTTTTGTTGACGTTTGCTCCACCTAATGATGCTCAAAGCTTGTTAGCAGCGTGCGATAGTTTCGCTAACACTGGGCGAGTTATTTTACTCGAGCAAGACCTTCAAGCAGATTTTTATGGAACGGCGAGTAAACATATAGCTTCTTCTTATACGACGAGCTGGCTTGTTGGAAAAAATCCTGTTGTTAGGAAACGTTGGGGTAAACCACGGTTCATTGTTAGCTCAGACAACACTGTTGCCTTAAACGCAAAGCTATATGTCGATTATGACACTTCTACGTTTAAGAAAGAAATGCCATTTGGTGTTCAAACAGGTGGAGTGACAAATGCAACTTGGGCTTCTGGTGCTGGTCCTACTGGCGGTACAGGAGTTTGGGATACAAGTCTTTGGTCGGCAGAACCAAATACTGATGTAACAAATATTGAACGTTTACCCACAGTTGGGACAGCTAAAGCTATTCAAATAAGGGTAGAAGGTCCAACTGATGTTGATGAAGCGTGGGAAGTGAACGGAATGGCGTTCACATACCTGCATAGGAGATTACGTTAATGGCAACTTTTAATCACCCAAACGTAGCCAGTCCAGGTAATGCAATTATTGCTAGCCAGCATGAAGGCAACTGGACGTACCTTAAACAATGGCTTGAAGGGGTTCCAGGGCAAACAGACTCAAAACCTGGAGTTGTCCAAAACACAGGTGGAGCGATAACAGGAAATCTTTCTGTTACGGGTTCGGTGACAGCTGGGTCGTACAGCTCAACTGGCGCATTAACGAATACTGGAACTGTTTCTCTTGGAGCGACAGACCATCTGTATTTGAATAGCACGCAAAATAGCGTTATTGGTTTAAGTACTGGTACTGATATCAATGCTCAGACTGCTGGAAGTTTCTTAAAGGATCTGAACTATCGAGCGAACTTTGTAAGTTCTGCCGCTCCAGGCGGTGTTGCTGGTCCTGGCAATAACGTCCACTGGCTTTCTAAGGGGTCAGACGTAGCTGCTCCTGCGGCTGATGCTGGAAACTATTTGTCCGAGAGTCACCGTTATTCGGTGTACTCTCGTCGTGCTGGTGAAGGGTACACAGGACCGTATGATGGTCGTCCTGCTTCCGAATATCGTTTAGTTATTAATGGTTCTATGGCGATCCGTGGTGACATTATTGGCTACACAAGCTTTAACGAAAGCGTGCCTGGAACTTCAAATGATTATTTGCTTGGTGAAGGTACTCGTATTAATTGCCAGTGGTTGAATGTCGCATCAAATATTGACGTAAATGGTTACATCAGGGTGATGACCAAATACGATTACGCCAACTTGTTTATGGGCAATGACTACGATCACCCTGGTGAAGATTATCTTCAATGGAACGATAATATTCATTCAAGTCAACCTGGGTTTGCGTTTCACATAAACGGCACTTCTGCTACAAACATGAGTGGTCGTGTTCTTTCTATCTCGAAAGATTCGAGCAACTATGTGGATGTTCGTGCTCCTGTAGGCCAATATCCTGCATCGACAGGACCAACTACTGCTGGTTGGCCGACGATCTCAGGAACCACAGCAAATATTGATACAAGCACTCAACGCCTTGGGGTTGCTTCTTCTTCTATTCGTTTCAAAGAAGACGTAGAAGATTTAGGAACAGAAGAGAACTGGGACAAATTGCGTTCGTTGAAGCCACGCACGTTCCGCTGGAACCGTGAAGTAGCTGATCGCTCTAGCTTGGATTATGAAACTCAGACTCCAGAGCTTGGGTTTATTGCTGAGGAAGTTCACGAAGTGGCACCTGATATGACGTTGTATGACGCTGAAGGTGACCCGATTGTGTATCGAGAGAAGTCGATGCTTGCGATGCTAGTTAAAGCAGTGCAAGACATTGACGAGCGTTTAGGGGAGCTTGAATGACAGGTACGACATACATAAATGATGTCGGGGGTGGAACAAACCTCATTTCTTACGCTGACGGTTTTCGCTATCAGGGGACGTGGTCTTCTGGGGTTTCGTATTCCGTTGGCGACGTTGTTGAATACAGCAACGGATCATATGTATGTAGGTCAGCCAATTCAGGTAACACTCCTTCTTCAGGCAGCACTTATTGGCAAGTAGTTTCTAATGCTGGTACTGCTGGCGGTCCTGGGCCAGCTGGAGCTTCAGGCCCGCAAGGCCCGACTGGGCCAACAGGCCCAGATGGTGCCACTGTTCTTAACGGAGTTGGTGATCCACAAGGTGTCACTGGCACTGATGGCGACTTCTATTTGAACGTTAGTAACAACTATTTCTTTGGACCTAAGGCTAGTGGTGTTTGGCCTGCTGGGTTCAGTCTTGTTGGCCCGAATGGGCCTCAAGGAAGTACTGGGCCAACGGGCCCGCAAGGCCCGATTGGGCCGCCTGGTGGGCCTCCTGGGCCTACAGGGCCGCAGGGGCCGCAAGGAGTTGTTGGTCCTGCGGGACAAGCTAGTGGTTTAGTTAATGGAGGTATTCCTGCCTCTAACGCTAATGGAGATTACGGAGGCGTCACACCTATTGACGCAGGAGGGCCAACCTAGTGCCTATTCAGATTCAATTCCGCCGAGGAACATATGCGGCTTGGGTGGCTGCTGACCCTGTTTTAGCTGATGGGGAAATGGCTATCCAAACTGATGCAGGTGGCGGAGAACAAGCCATGACCTTAAAGATAGGTGATGGGGCTACCGCTTGGAGTTCGCTGGCTTACGGCGGACTACGAGGTCCCACGGGACCGACAGGTCCTCACGGAACTTCTGTCAATAACCTTGACGGGGGCGAAGCGGCAACTAACTATGGAGGCATCGGGGCTACGGCTACTGGTGGCAACGCACAAGGAATATAAATGGCTGTACAAATACAACTCCGACGAGACTCCAGCACCAACTGGACATCTGCTAACCCGACGCTCGCTCTTGGTGAGCTTGGGTTAGAAACTGATGGATACAAGTACAAGATTGGTGACGGCGCTACTGCGTGGAACTCTTTAGCTTACGCAGAGCTAGCTGGCACTGACGTATTCACCATTAATGAGCAGACAGGTACTGCTTATACGTTGGTTGCTGGTGACGCTGGCAAGCTCATTAAGATGACGAATGCTGCGGCGAACACCGTAACGGTGCCGCCATCTTCGAGCATCAACTTTGATATTGGTACAACGATCAATGTTGTCCAATACGGTGCAGGCCAAACGACGATTGCTCAGGGTTCTGGTGTAACCATCTACTCGTACAACAGTGCGTTGAATATCACTGGTCAGTATGGTCAGGCTGTTTTGACGAAGTGTGCGACTGATACTTGGATTCTTGCAGGGCTTTTGAGCTAATGGCTGGTGTAACGACTGCTTCTAGGGCTGGTTGGGGAGTTATTGCTTCTTCGGAAGATATGAATCCTAAATTAGGAGGCGATTACTGGGACAACTTATCGTCCGTTAACGGAAGCTATACGATAAGTGGTATCCCTGCAACACAGTGGCGAGATCTGGAAATCTATTTCTCGGTCAGTAACCAAAGCAGTTGGACTTCTGCTTGGTATTTCTGGTTCAACAACAACAGCGGTATGGGTAATTCGTCTTATATGTATAAGGGGTACTCAACTGGGTACAGCTACGGATACAACTCCCAAGCAAGCTCGTATCAGTACCCATGTGGTTACTCTAATTACGCCCATCAAGGTCGCTTGTATATCAGCAACTATTCCAGTGACACGAACAATAAGTCTTTTTGGGGGCAGTGGGGAAACACCAACGGAACCGCTACAAGTTATGTCACTTCCCAATGCTCTTCGGGAGTTCTGAATACTACTTCTCCCATAAGTTCATTTCACATTCAATCACAATATGGGAATGGCAATAGTAGCTATCAGTGGTGGCTTATTTGTGGGCGAGGAGTTAAAGAATAATGGCTCTTAAAAGCAAGTTTTACGAACTTGGTTCTGTTTCAAATGGCTCAGATGACACTGTTACATCTTTAACTATTTCGGGTTTGAATACTGATTACGCCATGTTCCACATTGTGTTTGACGGTGCTCTCCATTTTGATACCGCTGCTGGTGCTGCTGTATCTGGGTCTTGGCAGTATGGTCCGACTATTCAAATGCAAGGGGCTTGGGCTGGTGGACCGAATGCTTCGTCTGCGAAGTATCGCAACATGATGGTTCAGTTTCTTTCTCCGAATGGGAACTACCAAATGCGGATAGGAAACGGTCGCGAAACGTATATTACGACTAGTTACGGCAGCTTCCCTCAATGGTGGTATCAGACAAACAACTACGATTTTAGTGAACGAATGACAATGGAAGGCCATGTTATTCTTCCTGGCGATAACGCAACCAAAATTATTGCTTGGACTGGCGGTGGGCCTAATGGTGGTAGCCCATCGATGCCAGGTAACTATGGTGTAGCTCGTTGGCTGACTTACACCAAGCTCGATTCTCAACATTCTGATTCTGCTGTTACTTCGATGGGCCCAATGGACAGTATTCGTATTGGCGCAGGAACTACTACGAATGGGGATGCTTTGAGCTTTAAGCCTTTTTCAAGGCTAAGTGTTTACGGAATGGGTTGGACTGATGTACTCAATACTTAAAGAAGTAGTTTGATATGACAAATATGAATTGGGTTTTGACAGCCCAAGTACAAGTTCCGTTTACTAGTCCAGTTTCAACTATCAATTTTACTTCGATCGAAACAGGCCAATATGCGACGGATGACACTGGGCAGATAACTACCTTAAATAATACAAACGCTCCTGTCTATAGGATATTTGGGAAGTACAACGTTCCCACAAACGCAACATTATCTAACAGCCACGCTACCTCCTATTTCACCACAAATCAGTGCGATTTTGCGTTGGTGTACTCAGGCCCGAACCATCAAGGTTCGGTTCATTCATCATCTTGGTCGTCAGCTAGTAGCGACGCAAGCTATTACACCAGTGGTGCTTACTGGGGGAACGGGACAATGAAAGGCCAGTACAGCGGTTACGCTTGGGGTACCGATGTAACTGACGATGATGGCGTTGTTGTTGGTGCTAGCGATAGGCGTAGAGTTGGCTACAACTTTGGGTGTTGGGAGTGGAGTTCCAACAACAATGTTTACCCTTGCCACAACTGGTGGACCATATGTACTACCGATGGCACTACGGACGGCACCAACAACACTGCTAACAGCGAGTGGGGTGCGTGGAGTCACGGTTCTGGAGGAAACAACAGTACATACAACATGAACAGCTTTACTTTGTATTGCGCTTATAACTTCACTGGAACTTTCTTTATGTACCGCGGATGTGCTGGGAATTTACAAGCAAATGAGTAAGGAATAAATATGAGTTTAAGAGAACCGCCAATGATGGTAGCTATTTATGATTGTGCGACTAAAGAGCAAACTATTCGTGAGTTCACAGAAGAAGAATATGCTGATTTTGACGAGCGGATTAAAGTAGATGAACAACATCAAGCTGAAGAACAACAGAAGCATGCTGATGCTGTGGCTGGTCGTCAGAAACTTCTTGATCTTGGGTTAAGCGAAGCTGAGGTTGACGCTCTTGTAGGCCCTGCTCCGACGCAAGGTGCTCCAGATGTTGAGGCACCTGATCCAGCATGAGTGCTGACGTAGGTATCGAAGAAGTTATTGCTTCTTTAAGTGAGCGTGGGAAGCTGGAATGGGAAATCGCTTTGATGCGAGTTCACATTAAGCAGCTCGAGGACGCTACTTGTACTTGTGATTGTTGTTGTGGGACGACTGAGGAATAAATATAGGAGCTTAAATGTCTTACTCTGTAATTGAGCCTTATATGACGAATCGCACCAAGGCAAATAATAAGGTGCGAGGAGTGTCGATGACGATGAGTAACCCTTCGCGTCAGAAAGCTATTACAGGTTCAGAACAACCTGACTTTCAAGAGGAATACAACACTTGGAATACCCAAAAGAATATTGCTGATGGGTTACATAATGACAAAGTGGCTAAGGGCAACCAATCTTCAGCTGCTGCCAATGCGTTGAATCAAGGCATTGGCAATACTTTGGATAGTTTTGATCCTCCGCAATCTTATTCCAATCTTCTTGGGAAGCAAAGAGATTGGTCTAATCAGTCTTCTCGTTATGCCGATTATCTCAATCAGGGTATTGCGGGGGCAACTAAGAATCCTTTACAGTTTTTGTTGGACTCGAAGCAAAGAGATTGGTCTAACAAGTCTTCTGCTGCGGGTCAAAGTTTGAATGATGCGATTAATTCTTTGACGGGTTCGCCAGCTCAAGCTTTGGCTACAGCTGCCTCAAATATGGCTCCCAATAGTAATACTTCTAAGGAATTGAATACGAGTTCCAATTCGAATGATGCTCTACAGAACAATAATGTTCCTCAGTTCACTCCGATAGGTGAGCTTCCAGGTACGAAATCGTTTGGTACTGGTGCAGCGTTTGATAAACGTTTGCAGTTGATGGATTTGCTGGTAAAGCTTGGGTTAATGGGTGAGCGCACTACTCAAGATTATGTGCGTGGTTTGGGTCGTATCGACAGGGCCGAAGATAAAGGTATTGCTGCGATAGACGATGCTATGCAGCGTAGAGGTATGACGAACAGTGGTGTCCGTGACACTGGTATGGGCGAATTCCTTGCCGAAGCGTTACGCAGTCGTGGTGATTGGACGAACCAAACAAGCAGAAGGTTGCAAGATTTGTTACTTCAGCAAGGGTTGGGAGCAGAACAAGATACTCAGAGATTCGTTGATCGAGATGCTTTGAAGAGTTTCTTGCAGTCTGTAGCAACTTCTGCGAATATCAGAGGAGTTTGAAATGGGTGGCTTTCTTGGTGACTGGTGGGACGAGTGGTCAGGTGGTGTTGGTAAAGCTTTATCAACTAATCCTTTGACTGCTCCTTTGGTTGCGTTTGGGGAAGCTGCTCCTTACATAGGCAAATTCATTGAAGGTGAGTACGCTCCTGAATCTTTGCATAGCACGAAGATGAAAGCTGAACGTGCCGAAGAAGATGCACGTTTGCGATCAATTGCTAATGCCAGACAGTCAGCTATGTCTGGTGACGCTGAAAGAAATCTCAAAGGGTTGGCTTTCCAAGAAGGTTTACAAGCCCGCAATGCTCGTGCAGCTGAAGCTGACATGCTTCGGATGCTCGAACGGCAAGCTATGGATCGAAATCAGCCTGGTTGGGCTCCTTGGGAGGCTCCTGGCTATGTAGCTGGTGGTGGTCCTCCAACGAATCAGCAATATGATTCAGATATTCTTGATTGGGCTGCCCGTATGGGTATCTCTGACGAGATAGCTGCGATGACTGGAGGAACTGTTCCTTGGGAAACTGGTTCTCAAGGAACTGGCTCTGCCGATACTGGTGGCGGTTACGATCCGATGAGCACTATCAATGCTTGGGCAGAGGATCGTAAGGGAGATTATAAAGATAAGTTTGATAGAAGTAACCAATTTTGGCAAGACGAGCAAACACGTCGAGGCAATGAAATTGTTGCCGATATGGAGACTTGGAAAGGGCAGCATGCTCGTTCCAACGCTGACCGTTTGGCAATGGAAGCGTTTTATGCGGCGCAGCATGAAAAGTCTGTTGGCGGTATGCAGTCGTTGTACGCCGATCAGGTTCGTGCCGCTGAAGCTAAAGCTACTGAACTTGGGTTGAATCCTGATGCTTGGATTGACGCTGTTGGCGCTACTGAGGCTGCGTTCTTGCAGGGAACGTTTGATACGGGAGTTAATTTTGCTAATAGGTTGTCTGTTATAGGGCAATTGGCGTGGGACAAAGTGGGTTCAGATGCTTTGCAGGGCGCTAACGCTGAGGTCCGTCGGTTAAATGCGGAGACAGCGAAAGCTATGTTCGATGCTCAGGATCAGTATGAAGATTCTTTGATGGCTATCGAAGATGCTGTTCTGCAACGTCAGATCAGTGTCGAAGATGCTGCTGCGGCAGAGTCGAAAGCTCGGGCGCAAGCAACGCAGACAGCGCAGCTTGCTGATGCGTTGGGTCAAGAATTGTATGGTCTGTCACCTGGAATGGGTGAAGCTGCGTCTTTGGCGGGGATTTTGGAGACAGTGTTGGGTGATGCTATGGATGTAGCGTCGAGTGCTGGGGATCAGCCTTTGGTTCCTTACACTGATGAAACGATTGGCCAAACACTGAATTTGACTGTTGATCAGTTGTTGAAACGGTTGGGGCAAATTGACGATAAGCAAGAAGCTCCTCAGCTGTTTGATATTGGAGCTGAGTCTGCTGCCGAACTAGGGGTTGAACAATTCTTATCGATGGAACAGATCGAAGCGTTGTCAAAGATTGCAACTATCTTAAATAAAAACGCTATGCCTCGAGGTTAAATTTATGGCTAATTTAGGGTTTAACCCTTCTCAAGGGCAGTTCACTAAACGCCGTAAACCTAGATCGCATGATTTTGTTATTGAAGGACTCGTAAATCAGAAAGAGCCTTTGATACTTCCTTTGGGAGATCTTGCTGCTTCGCCTTCTCAAGCTGGTAAGGATGAGAATGGGTTTGATGTTCCTATTCTCGGTGATGTCTTACGGCTTATTGATAAGCCTCGTGCTGGGATTGTTTCTGGTATTAAAGAAATAGGCGACATATTTGATTCCGATAACAGTTTCTCCGTAGGGGAATGGTGGAATCAGACGAACGACAACATCATGATGGGCGAAGTCCTTCGTGATTGGGATGTTGATCTTCCAGGTCCTTTAGATTTTGTTGTGGGTTTGGGTTTAGATATTGCTCTTGATCCTTTGACTTATATGGCTGGGGCTGGCCTTGCGGCTCGCGCTGCTAAAGCTGACGATGTTGTGAAAGCTTTGCAGGGTGCCGCTAAGGCAACGACGAATGCTTCTAAAGCTGCGGAGCTTACAGCTGCTGCTGACAGGGTCAGGAAGACAAGGTCAGTGTTGTCAGCTGGGGATAGCTTGGCTGATATTGGGATTTCTCCTGGGATGCGTTTTACAATTCCTGGCACAGGGAAGTTGGGTCGTAGGATTATTGAGCGTCCTTTGCGTCGCCTTGCTCCTAACTCAAAGGTTGGGAAGTGGCTTGATGCGAAGCGTGTGGAGCAGTTAGCTCAGGTAAATGTCGGCCCTGGGGGTAGCTATCGTTGGATTAAGGGTGAACGTCTTTTCGATTTGAATAACCCTAAGGCTCGGAAGTTGATTGCGGGTCGTTTGGCTCAGTTGAGGAAGATGAACAAGCAGGCTGCGAAGATTCCTTCTGGCAGTCCGTCTACTCGAGCGGCTCAGGTTGCGGCGGGTATGGCAGTGGAAATTCCTTTGTTGCGGATTCCTGGGTTGGGGAAGGCTGCTTCTGTGGCTTTTGTTGCTTCTTTGCCTGGGAAGATGATGGGGGCTGCGGCTAAGACGAAGGTTGGGCAAAGTTTGGGAGATATTTTGTCGAGCCGTTCGGAGATCAATCGGATGATTAGATCCGATGATCCTGCTGCGGTTGAGGCTGGGTTGTATTTGTCTCGTATTACGAATCAAGCAACTGTGAAAAGTATGCGTTGGGAGAATCAGCGCATGATGGGGTTACGTTCTCTTTCTAAAAAGGCTTCTAAAGAGGGCATCGATTTTGATGTGTTGATGAGAGCTGCGGAAGAGCCTGCTGATACTGCTTTTCTTGGGGCAATTGATCCGAGGTTTGTTGATGATGAGGCTTGGGCTGCGGTTCATGCTGATGCTCAGAAGTGGTGGCAGGACGCTGGGGAAGCTTTCAACACGGAGTTGTCGTTGTCTCAGCTTCCTTTGATTAAGGATGAGTATTACGTTGCCCGATATTTGAATGCTGAGGGTTCTCGTTATGTGAACTCTACAGATGATGTGTTCGACTTTGCTGGGGCTGAGGGGCTTGCTGGTAGTTCTTTGAAGGCACGGAAGTATGCGACTCCTGCTGGGATGAGGCGGTTGAGGGAGACAGGAGAAATAACTGATCGAAATATTGTTGATTCTTTGGGTTTGCAGCAAGGCGATAACATCGATGAAGCGTTTGAGCTTGCGTTGGATGAAGGCGTGGAGATCACGTTAGATAACGGCAGAAAAGTTTCGAATCGCTATTTTGGTGGACCGTTGCGTAACGTTGAAGAGGGTGGAAGTGTCCTTACCCAAATGGAGAGTATGGGTAAGGAGGCTATGGGGGACGATGGGTGGAAAGCTTTCTTTAGTGATGACGCTCGAGCTGGCATAGCTCGTTATCTGGGGACGATGACGAAACATATTCGTTCGCAGGCTGTTGTTGACGGGATGCGGGATGCTGGTGTTGTCGTCCAGGGAGTGAATGGTCGCATTCAGCGGCGAATGGGTGAGGGTGTTTGGGATACGATTCATCGGGCTCAACGAGCGCAGCAACGTACTGGGGACAAGCTTGACGATGCTCGTCGGCAAGCTACTCGTTATGCGGCAGATGTTGAGAATTATACTAAGACTCCAGCTGAGTTTGGTTTGAAGGGTTCTTCAGCTGAGATGGCTGAACAGTTGGGGGAGACTGAATTTCCTAAATTGCAAACTGGGGGCGGGACTGTTAAGTCTCAGGTTTCTCGTCAGGTTGAAGAAGCTGGCGTTATAGAACAGATGTCGGAAATACAAGGAGCAGTGGATGATGTTGCGGAAGCTGTTGCGGCTTTGGAAACAGGCAATGCTGCGAATCTGAGTGCAGCTGCGAGAGAGTTATTGAAGGGTATGGAGTTGAAGACTCCTACTCCTGCGTTGAAGAAAGCGTTAAAGAATCGTGAGGCTGCCACTTCTGCTTTGGAAGAGGCTTCCGAACGGGTTCATGTTTTGGGTTCTGAGATTAGTGATGTTCGTCGTTTGCAGGCGACGTTGAAAGCAGTTATTGCTCAGTCAGGTGATCCTGCGGTGTTTGGTGATGTGCAAGCAGCGTTGAATTCCCTTGATGAGCAGTTACGCATGTTGGAAGAGGGGTTGAGGGAAACGAATCAACGTCTTGTTCGCAACGTATTGGATAATGATCCGACTGCACAAGCGGCTGAAGCTTTAGCTCAACTTGCAGATGTCCATACTGTTGAGCAGTTGGATATGTTTGGTGTGCAGTGGAAAGAGCTTTTGGATAGCGATCCATTGTTCCGTCATTACATTGACGAAGTTGGAAAGTTGAAGCGTCTTGAGTTGGAAGTTGGGTACGCTGCAAAAACTAAGATCAGTCAGTTTATGGATGCTGCGGGTGAGGTAACTCCGAAGATTAGAGCTGAGTTTGATGCGAAACTGACTGAGTTGGCTGCCAAGCGTGCGGCGCTGGAAGAGCAGATAGCTAAAGGTCTTGGTTCGCCAAACGCTATCAATAAGTCTAAGGCTCGATTGAAGTATGAGGAGCTTTTGGAACAGGAAGCTGCCCTGAAAGCCAAGCTTGAGCAGCTAGAAAGCGATCAGTTGTTGCCTTTGCAAGCTGAGATTCAGTCAAAGCTTGGGACTATCGCAGCAAAGCAAACTGCTACTGCTCAAGAAATCATGGAATTGCAGTTCGATATCATTGAGCAGCAACGAATCATTCTTGAGGGGATGGCAGACATTGATGCCATCGTTGCACCTGGTGGTTTAGCCCGAGGATTGGAAGCTTCGGAAACGCAGCTCGATGCGATTAACTTGTTGAACGCTGATCGCAGTTCACAAGGTTTGAAGTCAGTTGGTTTCTACTTCGATGATGCTGTCAACGATTATTTGTTGAACATGACTGAGTTAGGGCGATCTTTAAATCGACCCAACATCAGTAGCAAAACTAAGAACCTGTTGAGCGGTTTGTCACTTCCAGGTTCTGTTGATAACGAGTCGTTGGAGTTATTTATTGATGCCATGCAGGCAGCAGCAAAAACTCAAGATGTTCAAGCGATGCGGCTGTTTGGCCGCAAGTACGCAAGCTTTGTGAACTGGTGGAAAGCTCAAGCTGTTAGCACACCTGGTTTCATTTTAAGAAATATGTACGGTGGCATGTGGGTCAACAACCAAATCAATGGCGTCCCCATGTCTTACCATCGAAGAGTTAGTGAGATCCGTCGTCAGGTCCGTAAGGTTGCTGACGAACGGAGCATTGACGAAGTCGCTGCGCTAGATGAAATCATTAATTCAGGAAAATCTGTGAAGCTGAGAGGTTTGAAAGAATCTGTCAGCAATCACGAGATGAGAATGTTTAAGCAATGGTTTGAAGCTGGTTTGGGCGAGGGTGGGCAAGCTGCGTCCGAAGTTGCTTCTGCTGTGGACTCCGCTGGGTTTGGGTCAGGTCGCGGGTTCCGTGGCCGTACGGTTGGGGGGACTTGGAATCCTCTTCGAGCAGAGTTTAAGCCATTTGCGTTTGTGCGTTCTGTGAACACGGACGCTGAGTTCATGATGCGTGGTGCTTTGGCTCACCATTCAATGATGACTGGTTCAACTCTTGATGATGCTTGGTTCAAAGTCAGGAAATATCATTTCGATTATTCAGACTTAACTAAAGGTGATGTCGCAATCAAGCAATTTGTGCCGTTCTGGACTTGGCAGAAAAACATTCTGCCTGTGCTCGTTGAATCTATCGGCAAGAACCCTGCTGCTTGGAATCGAATTAGTCAAGTTAAAGGTGAAATGGAAATACATTCTCCAGTGGAGGGGCTCGTCCCTGATTACTTTGGGGAGAATATGGGTGTGAGGTTGCCGTTTACTTCGGGCGGTTATCGGATGTATGCGCTTCCTGATCTTCCGTTTAAGGATTTGACTAAGTATTTGAAAGATTTCCCTAGCGCTACTGTTCCTCCTCGAGCGGTGGTAGAGAACGTTATGCCGTTCTATAAGTTGCCTATTGAGATGTGGGCGTTGAAGAAAACATTTGCGGATATCAAGATGACAGGGAGATACGGAGAGGTTCCAGCGACCTGGAATTTCGCTATGCCTGTTTTGGGTTCTTTGGGTTTAGCCAAAAAGAACTCTAAAGGTCACTGGGCGATGAAAGATACTTACGCTTATGCGGTTGAACAGTTCATGCCTGTGTTGGGTAGATCTCGGAGGGTGTTGCCTTCAGAAAAAGATAAACAGGATCGTTGGTTGACGACGTTCTTCTCAACGTTTCTAGGGCTTGGGTTGCGAACTAATGATCCTGCTTCTCAAAGAAGCAAGTTGTACGAGATGCGAGAAGAGTTCTCTAAAGACATTCAGGACTTTAGAGATATCGAAGGCGTAGGATCGGAGTAAGGTTTGTATATGTCTCCTACAATTATTTCTAGAGCTGGGTGGGAAGCACGACCGCCGAAAAGAAAACTGACGCCTTTGAAGAAGTGGCGTGTCGTCGGCATTGTCTTGCATCACAGTGGTGTAAAGAACGCCCCTAAGGGCGTGACAGCTGTTAAAGCGTATGAGCGTTTCCACATGGATTCTCGAGGTTGGAATGCTATTGCTTACAACTGGTTAGTTGATGAAGAGGGAGTTATCTATGCGGGGAGAGGTCCTAGTGTCGTTTCTGGTGCTACTAAGGGTTGGAATTCTCGTACTGAGTCGATTTGTTTCACGGGCTGGGGGGATGTAGAGGTCCCTGAAGCTGCTTTGAAGTCTATTAAGTGGCTTATTGCTGATATTCAGCATCGTTATGACAACAAATTGTGGGTTAAAGGTCATCGAGATGTGGGCAATTCTACGTGTCCAGGTAACTGGTTGTACAGCTGGTTGAAGTCTGGGATGCCTGAGAGAGTTGAAGATCCAGCTAAAGTTGACTGGGACGGCGTGAGCGCTCATCTGGAGGGCTTAAAGAACATCGTCCTAGCTAGCCCCCTTTCGAAGCGTAAGAGGAGTCGTGGGGAGGCTGTGAGGGCTGTTCAGCAAAGATTAAAAGATCTTGGCTTTGAGCCTGGGGGAATAGACGGTATCTACGGGTATAACACCAAAAGAGCGGTGAAATTATTCCAGGTTAGGTACGCTTCGTTTCTCAAAGTTGATGGCATAGTTGGTGGCAACACATGGGATGTGTTGTTTAGCTAGCTGGGCCACGGATAGCTCTCTATAGGAGGTACCAGAATGGCTAAAGGAAAAGGGTACGGGTCGTTTGGCGACACTTTCGGCAATGCAGATGAACAACCATACGATTCATCGTCGGTTGACAATATGGCTGACATGGCTGCTAAAGCAAAAAGTGATGCTGCTTATTTGCGATCCTCTCCACTTGGCAATCAGGCGCATGGTGGACGACCGCTCGGTAAATGAAAAAACCACCTAAGAAAGCGGCATATTCAAAACCAAAGAAAAGCCGTAAACGTGCGCGACGGCCAGTTAAGTACTAGAAAGGCAAGAAGTGACTGAAGAAACAGTTAAAACAAAATTCTCTTGGTCAGACTGGATCGAAAGATCTGTCTGGACAGGCGTTGAAGCAGCTCTAGCTGTAGTAGTTGTTACTGATGTGTCAAGTCTTAAAGCGGCAGCTACAGCATTTGCTGCAGCTGCTATCGCTGCTCTCAAGACGTTAGCGAAGGCGCGTCTTGGCAGGTAGCCGTGGAAGAAGAAGCGTTTGAAGAAGACTGGGCTGACTTTATGGCAGCTCAGGGTCTTGCCCTTGAAGATGAAGTTGAAGAATCGATTAAAGATTCCCTCGGCTTACTCGACATTCAGGACGGGACACATGCTCAATGGGTGGGCGAAGATCTTGCTGTTCTTTTCGTTTTTGACCCTAACGAGCTTGAATCGGTTTTGAACGCTTGGGATGAAGCCAGAGATGGCAACATCGTCGCTTTGGGCGCAATGCTGCACTGGTTGCAGGGACTTAGCGATTTCTTGCAAGCTTGCGTTAACTCTCATGATGAGGGTTTGACTTAGATAGGTACTCTCGAACTACTTCTTGTTCGAGTAACCCATCTCTCAACTTGTGTGCTAGTTCGTCGCGGATTCGCGCCAAACTAGTTTTAGGGATGCCGCTTAGTTGCGCTAGCGACCGTAGCGTTAAACCCCAGTCGACCAGCATCTGATACAACCATTGCTCGTCATCAGTTAGAGATAGAAATACTTCTTGTACCGCTATTATTAGGTCTTCTCTGCGAGATTCCCTTTCTTCGTAAGACAAAGGGATCGTTTGGTTGGGCGCAGCTGACATGGTTGCTTCATAAATATTTTCTGGAATCGGTTTATGCCATGCATGGTGAACGTGGTCACCGTAGAGAGCGCGAGTGGCCCCATCGAAATTTAAGCCTCTCGTCTGGGATCTCTTTGTTACTACTTCAACCCACGGACGTTGAGGTTTTAAAGAAGGGAATTTGAAACCTTTCAGAGTTTCAAATAGTTGTTCTACCCATTCTCCCTGGTCTTCGTCATCCACTGACCCAAGGAAGAAGTTTGGAGCTTATCGATATGTAAGCTTTCCCTTCAGGGTATTTCCCGAACTGAACATCTTCTTTGTTGATTAGTTTCATCATTTCAGGCCAAGGAAGTTCAGCATAGGTTTGGCGTGTGGTTGACCACACCCAAAACCATACTGGTGTTCCCAAGTTGTTCCATTGTTCGAGGGCAGCGATTTTCTCAATCTTTATTTTCAGGGGTCTGCTGGCAATACCTTGAACTTCGACAAGTCGAGTTGGGATTTCTTGCATGTAGTCAGGCATGTAACGTAACGACAACGCAAGTTTATGTAATCTGAAATCATCCCCGTTTGGTTTCTTTGGCCTGTTGTGACCTAAACGTGCCCAGTTCTCATTGAAATGTTCAAACATTCCTTCAGCTTCATCGCCCATTGACTCAAATCGTTCTACAAACGGTTTATCTGAGAATGCTCGTGGAGCTGTAACAGTCATGTTTTTTTGCCTACGATTTCGTGAATCTGGATATCATCATCGTATGCGATTCCGTTCAATCCGTCTTCGATGGCTTTAAGGTAGTTAGTAGTATCTCCTCGGAGTTTGCTTTTCTCCCGATCCATCTCAGTGATTGTTATGTGGGCTCGTTTATCGTTTAGCACTACGCTTACCTTGATTGGGCCTTCAAATTTTGGCCCGTCGTAGGCTTCCCCAACAGCTTTTTCGTAAGCTCGAGTGCTTTCCGAAGTGTAGGCGTACCCTTTCTTGGAGAAACGGGGACGCCCTTTCACTTTCGGTCGGCCAGGGACAGTGAACTTGTAGCTAAGTTTTTTCACGGGGTTCCACTCGAGTTGACGCTGATTCCACTAGATCTCGTAAGTACTTTTCACGTTCGGCACGGTCAACGTACTTACCTAAACGATCATCAAGCTTCCTCACCCAATCAATTGTGGCATCTATTGAGTAGCCTTGCCACAATAGGCTCCCAGCAAAGGCGAACATCGCAGCTGATCTGTCTTCAAAAGTAGTTTGGTCCCAGATTTTCCTAGCTGTTCCGTAGAACTCTCCATCGTTCCTATCGCCCCCAGAGTACTGAGGGGCTTTAGGTTCTGTCGCCTCGTATAACCGAACGAGTTCCCTGAACACAGGTAGAGATACTCGGTTATCCCAGGCAGCTTCCACGAATGATTCTGCATCGTAGAACGTTGGAGGGCTAACGTCTGGAACATACACTTCATGTCTTCCCGTAGACCTACTATGAGGGTAAGGAAGTCGTAGACAGTTTCCTATCTTCCCTTCAGGGAGAATAGTTTGCTTGGGGTAAACCTCTTTGATTGGGACATCAACTATCCGACATGCCCCAATCATTCCTTTGCGACCTATCGAGGCAGCTATGGGCTGATCAAGATACACCCAAACGTGATACCCCTTGCTTTTAGAAGTCTCCTTAAAGGAAGGAATTCCTTTTGCGGAAAGTATCTTCTGTAAGTTGTCTGCATGAACGTCGGAGGTTTTACCTTCGTCCAGGTCAACCGCTACCCAGTTCACCATCCAAACTCCATTGACTTTCCAGAGAGGGTAAACTCCAAGAGTTTTCCCTTCTCCAGAACCGTCTAGGTGTTCAGCAATTCTTTGCGTATAGGTAGGGTCTTCACAGGTCGCATAGGTTTTGTCTTCTTCTCGGAAAGGATTTACCCGAAATGAAACATCAGCTAAATGTCCACCAAAGTGAAGTTGGGCGAACCGTTCTACGGTTTCAGTTACTGAACCCATCTGTCGTCCTCTGGAATATCACTCTGTAAATATTCTCGCACAAGTCCACAGTGCGGGTCCATGAAATAGTCAATTGGTGGCTGCGTGACATGACAGGGAGGACGTTTGTTCTTGCACAGATCGAGGGAAACTGTGACCGAATGGATGCGACGTTCCGCTTCTGAAAGTTTTGGATCATCTCTACGTCTGAAAACGTTGAGCTGCAAAATCGCATATTCATCGGCATTAAATTTTCCATCGTCCATTCCTCTAGATGTGCCCCGAGTGGAGCCCTTCCCTGACTGGTGAACTAATCCAACAGGCAGATTCTCTGTTTCTGCCCAATCTTTCAATCCCTTCAGCACGGTTGAGACACCTTCGTATCCTGATGCGCCTGGAAGTTGTTCCAAGAAATCGACCATTACGAAACGTGGACGTTGCTGCCAATAGTCTTCGCATTCTCTCATAGCATCAGACATATCTTTGAAAGACATGGCGCT